TAGCTGCTGCGGAGCAGAGTATGAAGAAGATGATGATGGAAATACTTGTCTTGATTGTGGAGATGAATGTGAGGAGATTGATGAGAGAGAATACAGACAAAGCAGGAAAGATGATTGGGATGAAATGCTAGCAGATGACAAGAGGTTAGAAAAATAGTCGTATACGACCAACTAATAAAAGGTACAATAATATTTGGAGATGTCTAAATAATGTTGTACCTTTGTCTATTATAAAACTTATAATTATGAACTTAAAAAACTTTATTAACGAAATCAAAAAAAATCCTACTGAATTCACCCTTGACATAATTGTTCTAATTACCTTAGGACTAGTGTTTTACGTGGCTATGTGGATATTTTATTAATCCTTAAATTAAATTATTATGCAATATATAAAAATTAACAAAGTAGAACTTGCAACCAAGTTAGCAAGAATGGAAACTGAGGCTATACTAGATGGTACTAACTTTATTGTAGATGTGGTAAACGATAAAGGTCAAGTGTATGAGACCAAGTATTCTGATGAAGGTCAAGCGGTCTTCAACCAAGCATACGATATGTATTCTGATATTATAGAATCAACTAAAGAGCAGCTAAAATCAATACCCTTCGGTTAGAATGCATCACGTAACACTAGAACTCCTGCACGAGAAATGTCTCAAGGAAGAGTATAAAAGAAATGTAATCGAATTTAATAACTACTTCAGATATAGCGGTAAAGAAGAAAAACTCAACCCTAAAATAGCTTACTTAATAGAAAAAGAAAAACGTTATAAAGAAAAAATGTATAGCTGGGAAAAAACCGATATGTCGGAATATAAACTAACTCAAAGATATGTACGCAAAACTAATCGCAGACAAACTAATATTGAAAAGAAGACTTAAAAAAATAGAGTCTGAATTAAAAAAAGAAAAATCAAAATCTGCCGTCAACTGGACTACTTGCAATAAAAAACTTATTGATGGACACTGGTACATTAAAGGCTCAGATATTTTGATGAGAGACTAAATTAAACTATATTTACACTAAAAATAAACTGATATGAAATTAATACTAGATGAAATTGTCTGGAGAAAATCTTTAAAAACTCCTAATAAAAAAAGAATACAAAAACTACAACAACTGGCTAACAGAAAAAAAATATCTTATACTGCTTTTAGAAAAACTGGAGAGGTAATGAAAATGCAACATTATATGGAGGAGTACAGACCATTTGATGCATCTAATATAGATATGGGATTAAGAGTTTTGCCTAATGCACATAGTGTTATAAGGTATGTAGGAGGTTATGTTTTATTTATACTGGAGGAGAAAAACTATGCATATTACTACGATAGAACTTTGGAGGTATCACTAGACTTGAAAGCACTTGAGAAAATGTTGTACAAGACAAAGGTAGAGGACTTTATTGTTAACTACAAAGACATAAAATAATGGGGGAAAAAAACAAATATTACTGGGACACTACAAGAAATAGGTCTACAACCCAAGAAACAGACAACAGAGTACCAACGTATTACATAGGCAGGACACCAAGAACTGGATACTATCAAGCACGTTATGTAGTAGAGGACTTTGATTGTTCGTACAACGTAGGTACCGCTGTTACCTACTGCTTACGTTCAAAATTCAAGCACAAAGATGGAGGATTAGAGTGTTTAACAAAGGCAAAAGCACACCTAGAATTTGAAATTGAACGTCTAAAAAATTTGCACAATAAATAAACATTATTTATATTTGTGTGTTGTTTTCAAAACGAATGTTCAGTCATATTCATTCGTAATAAAGGGGGAGCAAAACTGCGGTTAATAATAACCAATAACTTGTAGGACTAAGAATCCTTAATTTTAAATGTTTTGTAGATTTGCTCCTCTTTTGTTTCTAAAAACTTAATAATAAAATAAAATAAAATGAAAAGAGAAGTATTCAATAAACTAGTAGAAAACATATGTAAAATATGTGAGATAACTAAAGAGCAATTGTTTTCTAAATCTAAAATAAGAAAGAGTGTAGATGCGAGGCACTTGTTATATCATACTTGTAAGCAGCGAAATATGAAACTGGTTACAATTCAAGGTTATATGAACGATAATGGTTACACCATAAATCATTCTTCTATTATTCACGGAATAAATGTTGTGGAAGAAAACATCAGCCACGACTCTGATTACATTACCATCACAAATCAGATTCAAGAATGCAGCGCACTTTAAAAAAAATTTTTGAAGAGGCTAAGCAGGACGAATTTTCTGCGGTTCTAGACGGAAAAAATTTTGAGGCTAGATTACTTTACGGCATTCGAATTGAAAAAGATTCAGAAACTCAGAGCATTATTATACACAACACAACACTAGGAGGAGATTTCTACAAGGAAATAACACCAGAAGAATACGAAACTTTTTATAAAAAAGGTTGGAGATTAGGAGTATTTGTCTTATGTTTGTCTAACTATCGTAGAAAATTAAGTATGGTAGAGACAAGCATAAAGAAAGAGGTAAACTCCAGAAAGAATGCTAAGCACATACAAACATTAAAAAAATCAAGGGAGAGATTAATGAAGTCTTTCACTAAGATAACAAAGAAAATAAATTTAATAATCAAACAAACAAACCAATGACTAAATTAAAAACAATTAATATTAAGGGAAAGGCTTACGTTGAAGTTAAAGAAAGACTTAAGCACTTTAGAAAAACCTATCAACACGAATACGGATTAATAACAAACGTATTGAATCACAATGCAGACAGTATACTAATAAAGGCAGAAATTATAGACAAAAGCAATGGCTTTATTGTAGCTGATGGAATAGCTTTTGAAGAGGCGGCATCATCTTTTATAAATAAAGGTAATTATGTAGAAAACTGTCAGACATCTGCCTGGGGTAGAGCATTAGGAAACTTTGGGATTGGATTAGATTCTTCGGTATCCTCTTATGAAGAGAGCGCTAACTGGAAACTAAACGATGTACCAGTACAACCAGTACAACAATATGAAAAGGATGGTATAACAATGAAACCATATACTAAACTTAAAGTAGACTTAGACCAAAAGGGTACTAAAGAAGTTGTAGATATAGAAAAAATGCTAAATTATATTGCTGCACAAAAAATCAAAAGTTTAAAAGGTGCTTTAAAAATGCTAGCCGATAATGATTACATCATTACTAATGAAGTAGAGAAAAATGTTTCTAACCTTTTTAAAACTAAGAAGTAATGAATGAATTTGAAAAGGCAATTGTAAGCAAACTTAAAGATGATAAGGAATATTATAATGGGATAGGTAAAAATTATTTATCTAACTCCGACATAAGTACTCTGTTGAATAATCCTAAACAATTTAGAACTCCTCGTCCAGACAACAAGAACTTTGTCTATGGTAGATACTTTCATCAACTTGTATTGGAGCCAGAAAAATCTGATAGCTTTCCTATTTGTGATGCTGCATCTAGAAGTACGAAAATTTATAAAGAATTTATAACAGAACACAACTTAGAAGTAGCGCTATTAAAAAAAGAGGCAGAAGAAGTAGTAGGACTAAAAAATGTTTTGGTTAATAATATGGATTTCTGTATGGAGATATTACAGAGAGGTAATACCTACGAAACACCAATGATAAAGGAAATAGGAGGTGTGTTATGGAAAGGGAAAGCCGATGTTGTAACACCAACTAATGTTATAGACATTAAAACTACAAGTAACTTAGATGCATTTGGATATAATGCTAAATGGAAATATTACTATTGCTCACAAGCATATATATATCAGCAACTATTTGGTAAACCTCTTATATTTTTAGTTATAGAAAAAACAACTGGTCAGCTAGGATGGTTTGATTGCGGTCAAGAATTTTTAGAACTTGGTAAGAATTTTGTGGAAGAGGCTATTGATGTATACAATACATATTTTGGAGATAATCCTACTAATAACATAGATACTTATTATATTAAAAAAACTTTATAAATGAAAAAAAATAAATTAAACAGCAAGAATCCAAAATATAAATCTGGAAGAGGTTACAGTGATAAAGAAGATGAAAGTGAAAAACAAAAACAAACAAAAATACTAATCAATGAAACAAAAGGTGCTAAAATTTATGCAGTCTATAAGGAATAAATTTCCTAGTAGGACTCCAAAAGGTACTATTATGTGGGTACGTGTTCCAATGACCTGCATAAATAGGCAAGATAAGGATGATATCATTATCTCAACAATTAATCATTTGGAACAAACAATTAAAATTAAATAATATGTCAGATTACGAACACAAAGCAGGTAACGGAAGTTTATTTAGAAATTCTAATAAAACTCCAGAAAACAATCAGCCAGATTATTCTGGACAAATTATGTTGCAAGACGGAAAAATGCAACAGATTGCTGGTTGGGTAAAAGAAGGTCAGAAAGGTAAATTCTTTTCTCTTAAGTTAAGCGACCCTTATGTTAAAGAGGAGGCAAAGCAAGAAGTTAAAGTAGATGAAGATTTACCTTTTTAATCTAGAGAATGACTATAAAGAGAGAGTCTAATAGGCTCTTTTTTTATGGTTTTTTTTATGTCGTTATGACAAAAAAACTATTTTTATACTTTATATAGAAAATAATAATTATATTTATGAACTTATTTTATACTAAAAAGAGTAATTATATGACATAATCGACATAACAACTGATAATCAAATACTTACAAAAATTAAATCGACACAAAAACGACATACAAACGACATAATATGACATACCCAATAACCATCTTCCAGAACATAAAAGAAAC